GTAAACGACCGCAGGCGATGTGCCAAAGACAATACTGGTTGGGGTGCTTGCCGGAGTTGATGGTGCTGCAGTATTAGAGTTGCTGGCCGCATCCATATATAGGGTCATTTTATTAGCGGCATCTATCGTTTGTGTATAAATCTTTCCGGTAAAGGGATAGGTCACATTTAGTATTGGGCCAACATTACTACGATATGCTCTGATATTCGTATTAAACAGTCGCAGCATTAAATCGCTGCTTACGCCTGCGGCAGCCAGCACATTATTATAATTACTGCCGGTTAAACCCATGCTGTTCACAGTAAGCTCGAGTGATACCGTCCTGTTGAATGCATCTCCAACAGTTCTGTATCCGACATTACAGGATGGTTGTAATACGCAGTTATCTGCGGATCTGGTTACTGCTGACCCTGTGGTAGGAATATAACTGGTCGCTACAGGATTCTTTTCTACCTGCAAGGTCTGTATATAAATTACTGTCCCTACCGGGAGATTTGCGTTACCTCTTAGCCATACGCCAGCTGTTACCACACCGGCACTCGGGGCCGTATAGGTCGCACTCAGGTAGGCATACCCATCACTACCCAAAGACGTGGTATACGTCAGACCTGTGGTAGCGCTGATTAACTCCCCGGTTAGCGCATTGAAAAAGATGTTCGCAATATCGGTACCATCAAGCGTGAACCTGAAACGAACTATGTCTGACGAAGCCTTCGCCCGGGCCGATATTGTGACGGCCTCCCCCGCATCGACGGTGATGTTGGAGCTCACTGTTGCCTGGTGGTTAGCACTGGTAGCTGCGTTGACAGTGCCGGTATAGGTCACCGCCTGCGTGGTACCATCCACAATTGAACCCTTGGTAAGCGTGCCGTTACTCAACCACAGGGAGGGGTCATTGCTATTGAGAACATAGTTAGTGCTCTGCCCCTCCATCAGCAGACCTTCACGCTCAAAACGTGGTTCATTCACAGCTGCCGTCTTCAGCACACCAGATTTATCGATATACGTCGCGATTGTTGAGCGGGTAAACGTCATCGATTTAGTGGGTAACTCCAGCACCTGACCCGAGATGGTCAGCTTGTCATAAGGCGCAGAGCCCGCAAGCAGGCGCAGATCGTCGTTGAGCGGCGCCCATACGTCAGGGAACGGCGCTGCCTCATAGGGTACAGACGTCAGCTGCTGCGCAGCGGCCAGCGATGCTGCTGCGTTCGTTTCGCTGGTTTTGGCATTATTTTCTGAAGTCTTCGCGTTCGTCTCAGACGTTTTCGCGTTCGTTTCTGAGGTTTTGGCATTTGACGCAGACGTTGCCGCAGCAGTTTTGGCCGAGTTCGCGTTCGTCTCAGAGGTTTTCGCGTTTGTCGCAGACGTTGCAGCTGCCGCGGCACTATCTCCTGCCGACATCGCCTGGGCGCTCAGCTTCGACCAGCTAGGGCCTGTCTTTTTCGAGCCATCTGCAAGAGTTACGGTGACGTCATCGGTCCCGGATAAAATCAGGTCCTGGTTGACGATATCAATTTGCGCCTGGCGAAACCCTTCCGTGACGGCTTTCGCTAAATCGTCATCAAGTGTGGCCATTCGTGATGTCCTTAAAATGAAAAACCCAGCCAGAGCTGGGTTATGTTGTTCTGAGAATTGAGGGAATGGATGAGCTTAATCGTATGCTGCGGTGTTGATGGCAGTAATCGCAATTCCGGTGTTTGTCCCACCAGCAGGACTACCCTGCCCAATCTGGCTACCCTGAGCGTTAATTCTGGTGGTGGTACCGTTGAATGACGCGCCAGCATATGCCGTCACGTTAATTATGACCGGCTGCCCTTGTACAAATACCTGATACAGCGAAGATCCAAGTAACGTAGGGACAATGGCGTATGACCCTGACAATGTCTGGTCGATATTAATGCCCCCGGCGTTCCCCGGCGTTCCGATAGTCACCAGATCGCTTAAAACACGACTTTCATTTGTGAGCACCAGCTTTCCGTTTTCGTCCCATATCGCCATCCCCCAAGCAGGCAGTGTCTGAGGAAATATGGCGAAAACGTAGGCTGTCAGGGTATGACTGTCACCTCTCGGGCTACTCGAGCCCACCCTGATTACGTTCCCCACGCGAGTGGCCCCTACCGTTGCTGCGTTCGACGTTTTGCAAAATACAATAGCCGGATAGCTCGCATCGATGGGGATATCCACGCTGGCACCCTGATAATTTCCGCCTGTATTGACCGAGTTTACCGTAACCTTTTGGTACAGGCAGAACGGCGTTGAGTTAGGCGTGATAAAGGGATTGCCGTTCTCAAGCGTAAATAGCGCACCATAACCCGCCATTATGCTTTCTCCATGAAAACGATGAGCTCGCATTCAGAAGCCGGATAATTACCAACTCCGACACTACTGGCTGCGCTGAGGGAGATGGTGTTACCGCTCGCAACGATCCGACGCCCCACAGTAACTGCGCCCTTATCCAGAGAGATCGCAAACCCGACTTTCATACCCGCGGGGATAGTGAAAGACCAGCTGCCGGAAGTCTGCCCCTGGCTTAGCGGAATGCGACCGACAACAGAAACAGGCTTGATGCCATAGTTATTGGGACGCCCTGCGGCATCCCATGTCTGAATACCAAACGCCATCAAAATACTCCGTCGAGATAGCCGATCTGGACACGCAAAACACCATTCGCGTCTCTGACCGAAATTTTCTGGTGCGTCTGCCGCATTGACCCCTGACCCGGCACCGACCCGTTGTTTTCAAAGCTGCCATCCTTGCCCAGCCTCCAGCCAACGGAGCCAGCGACATAGCCGTTTGACTGGATGTAGTTGCCGATTTTGGCATTATCGATGGACCCGTCCTGGATGAACGCTGATCGCAGGAAAATCTGCCCCCCGGTCGCCGCAAACACCAGCTCCTGCCCGGTAGTGGTCGGGTTATACACCGCAAACGTGTCGGCGCTGACGAGGAAGTTAGAGGAACCGGTGGCATCAATGCCCAGCTGGATACCCGCGATGCGCTTAATGCCGTTCGCCTCCACCTGAACTTTAACGCCCCACTGCGCGCTCAGCTTATCGTTGATGTCAGCAACAGCCTGGCTGGTCGTCTGTACACTGGCATTGGTATCGCCGATCGCAGCCGTCACCTGCTCAATGCTGGTCGCGGTGGCGCTCTCCAGATCCGTAACGGCTTTATCAATGCGCGTAATGGCTGCAGCGTTGGTCTGGCCGTTCTGCTCAACCGTGGCCTTAAGCGTGGTGACCTGCTCCGCCAAGGCACTGGTGGCATCAGCTGCGGTCTTCCGTGCTTCGGTGATCTCGGCCATCGTTTTTGTTTCGCCAACGGCAAACGTAACGCGTTGATCCGAGAACGCCATGAAGTTGGCCAGAGCATTGGTGACATTACCGATAATACCGGCGTCCCGACTGGCCGTGTTTCCGTCCACATCGACTTTCAGCGAATCAATGCGGCGACCGAGCGCGCTGTCACCATCCGTACGGGCCGTAGTTTCCGTACTGATGTCCGCCGTGTTCTGGTCGGTCGTGGCCTTAACCGCAGCCAGCGCGGTGGTCTGCGCCTTGTTGTTATCAGCAACGGCTTTATCGATGCGCGTAATATCGCCGGTATTTTTCCCGACGGTGGTCTGCAGGCCCGACAGCGTTGTAGCCTGCGCCTCCTGCTCAGTCGTCAGCGTTGCCAGCTCCTGCGTCACGCTGGCTTTGTTGGCGTTAACGGTCGCTTCCAGCGCCGTCCTGGCTGTCACCTCCGCTTCCTGCGCCGTGATGCGCGCCTGGCGTTCAGTGTAGAGCAAGCCCGAGGCCAGCTTCGACGGGTCATCACCGGTATAACTGCCCCGGATCTGCGTCGCTAACGTTTCTCGCGCTGTGGCTTCCGCCTGGTCGCCCTGGACACGTGCGGTCGTTTCCGCCTGCAGTGCCGCCATACCCGCGCCGGGAGTAGGCCGTCCGAGCGCCACCCAGTCAATCAGGAAATAATTTGTCGCATCCTGCTTAGCGGACAGATCCAGCCTGAACTGATTCATCGTGGTTTCAGTCAGCCAGGGGATATTGTCGAACTCCAGCGTGGCGATCCCGTTCGCGTCGTATGCAGGCTCGGCGATAGTGAGCATGTTGGTGTCGTTGAAGCCACCTGTACCCCGCCACCGCAGTTGCCCCGCCCAGCCCGGCGCCCCGAACTTCCTGATGCGCATTTTAACGAAGCGATAGGACGACGAGTTAACACCCAGTGAGCCGGGAGACGCCACCCACGGATCGGTGGCATGGTTCGCCGGGCGTATCCAGCCGTCAACGATGGTCGGGGTCCCGTTCCCGGTCCAGCCCTCTACCGTCGAATCGAAGTACCAGATTTTCGCCGGGTCGAACTGCGAGCCGGTACCCGCCGAAATCTGCGCGATCTGCTGCGCCAGCGAGTCAGAGGTGGTCTGAATCGTCTGGTTGACGTTGCTGATATCCGCGACGCGTTCGTTCTTCTCGGTCAGCAGCGCCTGCCCGCGCGCGGCGGCTTCGTCGGTGATGGCTTTTTTACGGTCCGTGACCTCCTGTGCAAGGCCCGCTTTTGTCGCCGCCGACTCTGTCGTTACTGCGGTGATGTCGTCACGCGCAGACTGAATATCTTCACCCAGATCGGCAATGTCCGAAACGAGGTTTTTATAGCCCTCGGTCTGTTCAAGCGTGTCGCCGATCATGTCGAGATAATCACTGGCTTTGGAGCTGGACTGGCCTGCCGCCCACTCCGTCCAGTCGCCGGTGTTGCCGATACGATCCACCAGGCGCGCGCGGTACCACTGACTGCCGCCTGCCAGCATAGGGCCATGCTGGTAATGCGTGGCCGGATACGGCACCAGCGCCAGTAACTGCGGGTTAGCCTTGTCTTCGGTGGTGGCGCGCTGAATCTCGGTATATGCCGTATCACCTGAGCCATCCGGAAAAGCCCAGGTGATATCGATAGCCCAGACGACATCATCCGTGGCGGTCAGTGCCTGCGGCGTTCCCGGCCTGCCGTTTTTGCCCGTAAGGTAGGTGGTGTCAGCATAACCCCACGGCGAGCTTGAATCCTGGGCGTTCAGCGCACGCACCCGCACGTCATAACTCCCGGTGTAAATCCCCTGCACCGTAAATCCCTGGGCGCTGCTCACCGGAACGTTTATCCAGTCGCCATTATCCTTGCGCCATTGCGCCTGGTACCGGATAGCACCATCCACCCGATCCCAGGAAGCATTCATGGTGGCAACGGTAAGTCCCTGTTCTATGTGGTCGGTTTCGGTGAGGGAGATGTTTTTCGGTGCCGGCAGAACGCTTACCGGCGTTACGGTGA